GTAGAAGAAATTGTTGAAACCACGAAGAAACAACCGCAAGCATTAACGCCTGTAGAGGCAGCTTATCGGCGTCTTGGCATTACTTCCAAAGCAGCCCTGCAATCGATGGCAGATGAGCTTCGTAACGCATACCAGACATTGGTAGATAGTGCTGCTCCTATTGAAGATCAAAAGGCGGCATTTCTGCGCTATGCACAAACGGCCATCGCAGCAAACGAAGGCATCATCAGCACTGAGTTACGCCTGCAAGCTATCCGGCTCGGACTGGCCGATGAATTGCAGCAACTCGTTGGTGATCAGGAACAACTCGGCGACGCTGGCGAGCAAGCCGGAGACAAAACCGAAAAAGGCGCGAAGAAAGCCGCCGAAGCAACCCGTGATGTGGGCGCTGCTGCGAAAGATTCTGAGCGCGACGTACAGGCCGTTGGCGCAAGCCTGGCAGCATGGTTTCAAAGTGTGCGTGATGAAATGTCCGCGCTCAGCGAGCAGGCCCGCGCGGCATTCGACAACAAACTCGGCATCAGTACGGCTGGCCCGGTCAGCGAAATGGAAGCGTTGCAGCAATCTATTGCCGCAACTCGTGAAGAACTCGGCAAAGTCAGCATTGATAATCTTCAGGTATTCGACCCGACCGGCGTAAACCGTTTTAAAAACTCCGTTATCCAGGCGAAAAACGAAACGCTGATCGCATACCAGGAGCAAAAGCTCAAAGCGATGGAATATATCAACGCACTGGAATCCGGACAGGGAGTTAATCAGGCGTTTATTAATCAAGCCAAAAATGCTCAGCAATGGATGAGCCTTCTGGGCGAAGAAGACTTAAGCCAGCTTCAGTCTGCGCTGGATTCTGCAAACCAAAAACTGGAGTCGATGCGTGCTACAGCAAAATCCGTTGTTGATGGCCTGCAGGATGAGCTGGATCGACTTAACGGCAATCAGGAAGCCATTGCTGAACGTCAATATAAAAACAAAAAAGAAGAGTACGAAGCAAAGCTGAAAGAAGCCCGCGCCTGGAATGATCAGCAGACCATTCAGTACTACACAAAAGCGCTTCAGCTGCTTGATCAGGTCAGATCTGACGAACTTAAACAATCACGAGAAGAAAAACGGCAAACGGCCCAGCGCCAGAGCAGCACAACGTCTGAAAGCCAGACCCATAAAGTGCAGACCGTTGAAGTCAAAATTGGCACAAGGCGTGTAGAAGTGCTGGCAAACAATAAAGACGACTTGCTTGATGCCCTGGAAGAATTCGGAGCGCGATCATAATGCTGATAGATGCCACTCAATTACCCGAAACCCTGTATTGGGAAAACGAACAAACGTGGAAGCCCTGGGCCGCATCGCATCAGCGCGCGGTTAACGGCGCACTGGATATTCAGATTGCCGCGCTCAGTTATGGTCGCCCGATCACGCTGGCAGGCGGTGTGATAACACGCGCAGAGCTTGTGTCGCTGCGCAGCCTGCTGGAGCCAGCGCCGGATACGGCGCGCGTTTTAACGCTGAATGACAACACAACTCACACTGTTGTGATTGATCTGACAGCAGGCGGCGTAGAAGCCGACCAATTTTTCCCGAATAAAAACCCCGGCGCGGATGAACCTTACCGCCTTCGAATTCATTTAATTACCGTGGAGCCTGTGTAATGGCCATCAGCCCTGAAGACGTAGTAATCCTGAAATCTGAGCGCTTTACTGACGAAGAAGACGGTGGCGGCGCAATGACCGGCACCGTCATCCCCAACGGTGTTGTTAATAATTTGTGGGACGATATTTCCCGCGACGTTCTGGCTTTTGGCGGCGTCAGCCTGCGCAAAATGTTTTGCGCGATCCGCTCCGCGAATGTCGATAAAGCCCTCGGCGGCCACGTTATCGTACTTAAAGATTCCGATGCCTCGAATGTATCAACCATCCTCTTTGAAACCGGCGGCCATTACGACGAACGCAGCGATGCTCAGCAAGCAATCGAACAGTTTGTTGTACTCGGCACCCGCTCAGCACTTCGCCCCGTCGGTACACAGCGTAAGGGCCAAACCTCGATTGTTGTTTATGCCGACTCTCTGAGTGACGCGCCGGAAATCGGCGAAGTCATGATCCTGAAAAGCAAGTCCAGCGGCACAGAGCAACCGATTAAAATAACCCGTATCGACGGCAGCTCCGCATCATATACCTACGTTGATAAAAACGGAGATTACAAGCGCTTTAACGCGTATGAAATGACGCTGAAGTTAACGCAGGAGCTGCAATACGATTTTGCTGGTACCGACCCTGAACCGGCTGCAAAACACGACACTGAAGTTTTTACAACGCAATCCAACAGCTCAGCAAAATACTACGGCATTAAACCGCTGGCTCAGCCTGCAATTGCCGGTGAGCGTACCGTCGTTGTTGAATCTATTTTTTCTCCGCTGGTTCCTGCAGCGACTACAGAGCAAGCCATTCTTGACCAGCGCCCCGGCTTGCTTTCCAGCGTCGTGCAGCCGACCGGCAACAGCCGTTCGTTGGCCTTGGGCTCATATTCAGGAGCCACCTTTTTAACACTGCCACAGAGCTGGGTGCCGGGCAGTTTGCGTCTGACCATCGGCAGCAGCGTTTACGCCGATGACGGCAACACGCTGCGATTAATCAGCGGCACGAATAATTTAACCGGTGAAGCGGTCGTCAGCGCCACGCGCCGCACCGTTTCGCTGTCACTTGGCAGCAATCACAGCATCAGCGCGTTATTTTTACCCGGCGTAGCGGTTGAATTAATGCCCTATACCGCCAGCGTTGAAATTACGGCGGGCAACCGCCAGCTAACATACACACATCAGTTAGCACCGACGCCGATGCCAGGATCTGTGCGTGTTGAATTTCAGTACCTGGGCCGCTGGTACACTCTGAATGATGATGGCGGCGGTAAATTAACCGGCCCCGCAGCGACCGGCAGTGCAAATTACGAGACCGGCTCAACTGCGTACACGCTACCGGGCGAACCAGATCAGGGTTCAAAAATCATCATCACCTGGGCGCGTTCGCCGTATATGACGTTAGACACCGGCGCATTGGAAGCATGGCTGGTTGTCGATCTGCCGGATAGCCCGGCGGCGGGAACTGTTGCCCTCAGCTGGCAACGCGGCGTATCAACGTACAGCGCAACAGCCGACAGCAATGATGAGTTAAGCGGATCGGCGACGGGACAGGTGCGCGGCCAGCGTGTTTATTTCCGTACGTCGTATTTACCGTCATCGGATCTTAGCGTGACTTACGAGAAATTAATTTCCGGCAAACAAACCGCTGAGGTGTCTGTTAATTCGCAAACCGGCGGCACATTAACGCTGGATATCGGCGAGACGGATATTGTCGCGCGCGCGGTTAAATTTACCCTGCTAACCTCGGTCGGCATTAACACTATTATTGGCGGCGTAGTTACAGAAACACGCGTAAAGAAAGAATGGCGTTGCCAGTGCGATAGTTATAACCGAGTAATGGTCGGCGGTCTGCAAATCGGCACGATTAATCCGGCATCCGGCGTTATTACGATCGACGGCTCCGTGCTGACAATGCCGGTGCGTGAGTACACGCAAGTGAATTCCGGTGTCGTAATCGGTGGCGGCGAATGGGCGAGCGTTACAAAAACGCTGCGCGTAGAAAGCCAGACGCTGAGCGTTGAATACATCAGCACAGCGACAACAGAAGCCGCAACACATACCCAAGCGTTAGCCGATACTAATATCGAGGCGCAGCTTGATGACAGCCGTCCGTTAGTACAAGGCTCAGTATTATTATCAATCGGCGGGCAGGAATTAATCGACGGCGGCGACGGTTATTTATATCGCGCCTGGAATTACGGCACCGCAGCCGGTATTCAGGCCGGGCTGCTCGATTACAGCGGCGCAGCGGCGGTTATTCCGTACGCGGGTTTACAGCCCTTAATTTCCAATCTGAATAGTTCATTGATTAGTGCGGCGGGCGGCATCGGTGCTGCTGCTGCCGTAACCAGCGTTGTGTTCCGTACATCCGCCAGCCCGCTGCGTACATCCGGCCTTCAGTTTCTCGCACGCCGTGCGGCGGATGGCGCATTAATGCGTGCGCAATCAGGTAATGACGGTTCAATTACAGGGTCGTTCGATACAAACGATATCGTTGGAGAATTACCGCAGCCGGGATCTGTTAACGGCTACTCGTTGCCGATTATCGCCGGTAATGTCGGCGGCGGAACGGCAACAGGAACGGTTGATAATGAAGCCGGTATTGTTGAGATCCAGTTTACTCAGCCGGTTATTTTATCGACGCTGACGTATAACGCCGTCGCGTATACAACGGTGCCGCTGTCACCGGAGGTTATCGGCTTAAACCCGGTACGCCTGCCGACAAACGGCAAAGTACCAATTTTCAAACCTGGCTATATGGTCGTCGTGCATAACACGCAAACGCTGGATGTTGCCGCACCGGTTGCCGGGCAAGTGATTGATTGCGGCCGCACGAATCTGGCCGTTGTAACGATAAAGGACGCTGCAGGCGTAGACCTCGATCCCGCGCAATACACGCTCGACAGGGCGGCTGGTACAGTCACGCTCAGCGATCCTTTCACGGCGCAGGACACGGAACTGAACTCGTTAACGCTGCCGCTCACGGTAACGCACCGGATTGAAAACGTAGCCGCCCTGGGCAGCGTTGACGTCGGCGGGCAGCTGCAATTACTGACCGATTTAACTCATGACTACCCTGCGGGCTCATCGTACGTCAGCAGCGCGATATTTTTTGGCGTGATGCAGGCGCGCGTTAAAAATGTCCGCGACCAGCAAATAGATGACGGCGGCTTTGACGGCAGCGGAAACGACGCAACCGGCACTTACGACACAGTTAACTACCCGATATTGATTGATAACAACTCGGCTGTTGAAGATCGCTGGAAGTTAAAACTCACATCGTCAACAGGCTTTCAGTGCATCAGCGAGCGGCGCGGCGTAATCGGCACCGGCAGCATTAATGCCGACTTTTCCCCGATCAACCCGTACACCGGACAACCCTATTTTACGGTTAAAAAAGATGGCTGGGGCGGCGGCTGGGTATCCAATAACGTACTGCTGTTCGATACCGTAGCGGATGCAGATCCGGTCTGGGCAATCCGTACAGCGCTGCCGTCGAATTTACCGGCCCCAAAAGATAAAACCGTGTTTGAATTCAGAGTGGAGGCAGACTGATGGGAGCACCGATTGTTTACAGGTCTGATGATCCGGGTGTGCCGGTATTGGGTGACAGGCAGGATCAGTTCTACCAGATTTTCAGGGCTTGTCTTGTCGACGGTTACGGTACAAAAGCCTCAGCAGGCTGGTCAGTTGTCTATGATGACTGGGAAAATTCTGGCTGGGCTACGTTTACAAACGCTGGTCAATCCGGAGTGCTTGGGATTGTGCGAGCGGCGGCTAGTTATCAGCCGTTACTGTTTATTGCTGATGCAATGATTGACGCAACAACGCCGGTTAATGCGCGATCCGGATATGTTGATATCGAAGTACCGTGGACTCCGTCTGATACAAATGGAGCGTATCATCGCCCCATAGCGTACAGCTTGAACATAATAAAATGGTGTGTTGTTGCGACTGCTAACACTGCATTCATAATGACAGGGGCATCGTCATTATTCACATTTCCTTCCAGTGCATGGAGCAGTAGTAATGGTGGTTTTTTGGCGTTCGGAGCGTTTTCGGATGTCAGGGGGTTAGGTTCGGCATCTGCGGCGTTGGTGGGGAATTTTTTGCTTATTGGTGGGGCCAGATACGGTAGTAATGATAACAATTCATCATCAACTAACGGTGTAAGCGCTTCGTGCGTAACGTCAGTGCGTGACATTGATAATAGTGCGTTGATAGGTGCCAAATACGGGACAATTGCTCAGTTTCAATATCAGCAATCGAATATCCCGTACTGGAACATTGCTGATGGGGTTGTGAACTTTTCAGTTCAACCTGCCGATATAGCAATTTCTGCCGATTCGTCAAATAACTGGAGGAATTTTTTGTGGCAACGAGCAGTCGCCAAAATGTTGAAAACATCCTCTCTTATTACGTCTTATTTTGGTTGGAGTCAGGCGCGGATATTATTGTCGCGACTGAACATATCGCCGCTAACTGATATTGTTAAGATTGATGGTCGAGACCATTTTCTTGTTTTTTACCCTTACGGTGGCGCGTTCTTTCTGAGCCTTGATGCGGAGGATTGGACGTGATTTTAACGCAATCAAATCAGATACTGACGATCGCCGTAGCTCCGACGGTAAGCGTTACACTTAAAAATAACTTACCGGTGTCGGATTATGATTTCTTTATTGTGCAATTCGTGCGCGATGTCGGCGCGCCGGAATGTGTCGTTGTTGTTCGTGGTGATTTAATTTATCAGCTGTCGGCAATTAATGCGTCAGCCGCATATAAGCTGATCGCTCTGCCAATTAGCAATGGCATCTCGGCTGGTGTGTGGTGGGTAGACAACTACGTCTACGATCCGGGTCAGCTGAATATTGAGTTTAAAAGTCAGGGGCAATCCTCCGGCACCGGCGAGCCGAAATCATTTACGGGATCAACATTAATTAATAAAAAGCCGGTTAGACGAACGGTCGTTGCCGTTGGCATTGACGGCGAAGAGCCGCAGTTCTTAGCGCAAACACAGTCGAACGATCAGGGCCAGTACACGCTTGAATGGTTGGGCTATACCGGCCAGATATTAATCACCGCACTCGACGATTACGGCGTTCCCTGGGCAGCTAACGAGGCGCGGGGTATTGGTGAGCGTATCCGGCCATCGGCCCCCAACGGTTATGTTTACCAGGTAAGCAGCGAAGGCGTGTTAGGAGCAACAGAGCCAGACTGGCCGGAAAGCGACGGCGAGATTATTACAAGCGGCTCTGTCGTGTTAGTTGCAAAGCCATTTTACCGACCTAAAACCGCTGGGCCGATTGTCATCACATGACGAACTATATCCGCACATCGTGCGCCGCGCCGTTCGGTTCGTCAGCGGCACACAGCGCACGCGCCGCCAGCGTTGATAACGCCCTGACAGGTCATCGCTCAGCGGCCGTCGCTATTCAGAGTAACGCCGGTTTATTGCTGCATTTAACCTGCGTTAATCCTTATTCCGGCGGTAATCCTGTTCAATACGAAATCTCAGCCTTAGTCGCCCCAACGGATGGAGTGCTGACTCTGGCGCTGATAACTCAATGGGATAAATTAACGCCGCTCCAGTGCGAGGGCGCGGGAGGCCATCATGTAACCGGATATACATTTTGGCGTGGCGCAGTGACCTACGTTTCAACATCGGTGAAGGTGCTGGACCTACCGCTCGCTGCGCCGCAGTTGTTTGTTGATTTATACAGCCAGCGGCCATCTGAATACGATTTGCTGCGCGGCGAACTGCTCACCGATCTGAGCGGCGTTATTGATTTTGATAACGCGGGCTATATCCCCAGCGGGATTATTGAGTGGGGCAGCGTAAAACTAACCGACCGTGCCTGTACGCCAATGACCAGCCGCGTGGCGACACGGGTTTATCAACCACCGGCTAAAGAGCAAACCCTGACAGCCCCGTGGGGGCTGGGCAACGGACAGGCATATACGGTAGAGCTGCCGTATTTAACAGAACCCCCGGTAATCGTACCGGGCGATATTCCAGCCGGTAATTCAGCAAAGGTAAACATCACAGTGAACTCAGTAGACGTTATCGCACTGCCTGGCGGAGAACCGCTCAACGTAGCAAACATAAGCATTTCATGTGACCGGGAAACATTCAGCTGGCAGCTGACGTGTGAGATCCGCAATAAAGCCTCGCTCAATCTGATTAAACCGGCCGCGACCGGCTATAAGGAGCTGGCGGTAATAATCAACGGCCACCGCTGGGAGTTTTTCGTCCCGAAGTATTCGGCGGCGCGAAAGATTACTGACGATAAACTCGATCAGAGCTGGCGCATCACAGGCTACAGCCGCAGTCAGTATCTGGGGCAGCCATACGCGCCGAAGCGTACCCGGTCGATTGCATCAACTACAGCAGTCCAGGCTGCCACAAACGAACTGTTCGGCACCGGATTCACGCTCGACTGGGACACAGCGCTGCTGCCGGATTGGTCAATGCCAAACAGTTCATTCAGCTATCAGGATCTGACACCGGTCGAAGTGATCAAACGCCTGGCGTCTGTTGCCGGTGGAGTCGTGCTGGCAGACCCTGCGAGCAACACGCTTTACGTGCGCCCCAAGTATCAGGTCGCTGCCTGGCACCTGCTGGGCGCGGATATGGATCGCACAATCTACGAGTCACAGATTCTGGGTGAGTCGATGGACAGCGCCGAAAAGCCCCTGTTTAACAGTGTCCTTGTGTCCGGCGAGTCCGAGGGCGTTGCACTGACAATTAAGCGGCTGGGTACTGCAGGGGATAACCCGGCGCCGGACATTACAGAAAGCTGGCTGACGGCCATTGAGGGCAATACAAG